ACGTTACAGCTTTGCTAATGATGCTCGTGCTATGAACCCCTTTGCTCGTAAAGATGAAATCCTTTATGGCTATGGTGGTGTGAAGAATGAAGTCTACGGTGCTGGTAGTTCTATCCCTAAGACATTAGCTCAATCAGCCTCTGTTAACAGTGAGAGAGCTTATACTGCTGCTTCTATTAACAGCTTGATGAAGACTGCCATCTCTAACGGTATCCTTGAGAACCTTTCTGAGATTTCAGGTATGACCCTACGTCAGAAGTTAATGAAGGCTTCGTTTAAGAACAATGAAGTTGGTCGTAAACTTGAGCTTGAACGTAAGAAGATTCTATTCCGTATGCAGAAGAGAGGCTTCGGTGATGCAGCTTGGGAATCAGCTATGCGTAAAGCATCTGACTTCCTGTATGACACTGGAGCTAAGAAGACATCTCAAGTTGTAGCTGATGTCCTCTCAACAAACCCTCTTACTGCTCTACGTGGTATAGTATTTGATATGAAGTTGGGTATGTTCAACCCAGTTCAACTTTACATCCAAGCCTCACAGACTATTAACATCATGGCTATTGCAGGTATTGATGGTATCCGTGGCACATCAATAATGTTGCCTATGAGAGCAGCCCTAATGAATGGCGACCAAGCTGTTATTAAAGCTATTGGGCAGAGTATCTCAGGTGTCTCAGGGTTAACTGCTGATGAGTTCCTAGAGATGGTCACCATGTTTAAGAACAGTGGTCGTTCATCTGTGGGTAGTTCTGTTAATGAGCTATCTAATAGTGGCATGAATGGCACCTTCTTCTACGGGCCAATATCTCGTACAGTTAGTACAGTACGTGAGAAGGGTAGGTTCTTCTTTAATGAAGGGGAGCTTATGCCACGTATGTCAGCCTATGCTACAGCCTACGTTGAGTTCGGTAAGAAGTTTCCTAATGCTCTACGTAACACACCGTCAGCACAACGCTGGATAATGAACCGTCAAGATGTTCTTACCCAAGGTATGACATCCGCTTCTCGTACTCCTATAGATCAAGTACCCTTCACTCAGTTCTTGTCGTATACCTTCCGTATTAACGAAGCTATCTTTGCTGGTAGCCTAGGCGGTAAGGCTGTGCTTAATGCTGCTGAGAAGTTTAGACTAGCTGTAGTCCATACAGCATTGTTTGGTGCATCAGCTTGGACAGCTACTGGCTTTGCAATGGACTGGTACAAGCATAACTATGGCACTGAGCTTGACGATCAGACTTGGAGAGCAATGCGTAAGGGTGCTATTGATACTGTCATCACTGAGCTTACAGGTGTTGAGTCATCCCTTGCATCACGTCTAAGTAACAGTGACGGTATGTTCATGCTGATGAAAGACTTTGCTGAACAGAGTATCTTTACTGCCGTGTGGGGGCCATCAGGTCAAGTAGGAGTGGAGCTAACTACTACTGCTCTTGGTACACTTAACGACTTGGCTAAGGCTGTCGTAGGTAAGACTGACTTTAAACCTGTTAAGGAGGACTTGATCCAGTTTGCTCGTCTATTCTCTACAGGTAACCAAGCCTACAATGCTTACACTGCATTTAGGTTCAACGAAGTAATGACACGTAACAATGCCTTACTAGATAGCAATGTAAGTGAAGCTGAAGCTATCTTTGGTTTGTTTGGTGTACCTATTGAAAGACATGAAGATGCTTGGAAATTTACTACGTTCTCTAAATTCGATAAAGTATTCGATAAGATGTCTGCTGCTAGTATTCAAAAAGCATTCAACACATATGCTACAGCTTTCCGTGAAGGTGACTACGACCAAGCTAAAGCTATTGCTAAGGCTATTGCACTAAAGTACAGCAGTATGTCACCACTAGAACGTCAACGAGTAGATAGACTTGTCTACCAAAGTGGCACACCAATCATTGACTCGTTAGTCTTGCAAGCTCTACGCTACGACTCAGGTCTTATCTCTGTTAAATAAGGAATAATTTAATGGCTATCTTTCAGGACTTACAGTCGCAAGTAACTCCGATGCAACCAATGTCTGCCCCTGAATTGGGGCCAAGCTATACTTCTGCTCTTAATTCTTTGTCAGGTTTATTCTTAAGTGCACCTAAACCAACAGGGTCTATGACGGAGAAGGACAAGTATGCTGCATCCATTGATGAGCATCGTCAACGTATAGGGAATGAAAACTGGACACCAGCTACGAGTACCTTTAGTGAGCTTCAAGGCTTTGGTGTTAAGTACCCTGAGTTTAGTTCAATAGCTATCGGTGATGCTAAGACTGCACTAAATCCTGAGGTAGCCGCAGCAGAGACTGAGTACAACTCACAGACAGACTTCCTTAAATCTCCTCAAGGAGTCTATGCTATTCAACTAGCTAATCAAGTTGCAGAGACAAACCCAGCAAAAGCTAGAAGTATTGTTTCTAACGCCCAAGCTGACTACCTTAAGAACAATGCAATGGCTGCTGATCTACAGCAACAGGCTTCAATGACAGGTGATAAGACTACTCTTGCTAACAAAGCCTGGGATGTAAGTAAGTCTCAAGCTAAGACTGAGGCTGATGTGCTTGGTCGTGCTGTCACTGAGTTAATGTACAGCTTTACCACTAATCCAACTCAGTCCATCAACATTGGTGAGATTGCAGGTGGAGCACTCATTGGCTTCTTACCTAATCTAAGGGGTAATGAAGTTATTAATCGGGAAAACCTACCAAGTATGCTTAGCTTAGCTAGAGCTTCTTTAGAAGATAGGTTTACTAACTTAACTTCTGACATCAGTACACTAGGTAAGGCTGATCTAGGCACAGCCCCTGAGGATTGGAGCAAAGAAGTATTTAAACTATTTGATACTCAAGCTGCATGGGCGACAAAGAACCTAGACCCAACTGAAATGAAGAAACGTCTAGAGAATAATGCTATGCTTGGTATTGAGGCAGCAGGTGTTCCTCTGTCGTTAATGACTGTTGTCAATGCAGCGGCAGGTAATGACCCATCAGCTTCAGCAGCTTTCATGTCTGCATTTACTGGGGCTAAGGCTCAGCTTGTAGATTACTTAGAAGCTGGTGAGTATGCTAAGGCTAAGACACTCCTTAATGAGTCGTCTAATAAAGACTTGACAGATGCTCGTGCTGCATTCATTGAGCTTGCCCTTATCATGGGTGGCAAGTCAGACGTAGCTGTACCTTACCAAGAAGTTATACGTGAACAACGTGACATAAAGCTTGTTGATAGTACTGCTCAGGCTGTCCTAGCCCACAAGGTTCTTCAAGAACGATCAGGTGAGCCTCAGGCTTGGAGTGCAGATCAGTGGAGACAGTCATTCGAAGAAGTCAATGCTCAGTTTAACCGTGGGTTACAGCTTAACACTGCTTACCGTGATGACTTCATTAAGTTCTTTTCATCTGACGTAGCACTAACAGGTAGTGCAGTACGTGACAGTGTAGCTGCATTGAATGAGCAGTACCCTAATGTAGGGTTTACTCTTACCTACAACAAAGCTGGTGGTGTAAGCATAGGTCTAGCTAAGTCAATCAAAGAAGCATTCCCTAATGTTAGAGAAGGTGACCTTAAAGTCCTAGAGGCTGACATAAATAACTCCGTTCAGTCAACTAATAGAAAGGCTGCACCTAAACTTGAAGCTTTAAACTATAAGCTATCAGTTCTTAACGGCTTAGGTGACGTAGGTTCATCTGCTGTTGACATCATTGGTGCTGAGCTAGGCTTAGACCTAACAGGTAGTGCAGTTCCAGTACCTACCACCCTACCTCTTGGCACTATTGTACCTAGTGAGGGGGCTATGATTGCAGGGGATACCCGTCAGGCACTAGACGCTACGGCTACTCAGTCACAGCCAGTGCGGTCAGCCTTTGACTTAGTTCGTAACTTAGAGGGATACCGTGAGAACTCTTACTACGATGTCAACGCTTACCGTACAGGCTACGGCAGTGACACTGTAACTAAAGAAGATGGCACTGTAGTTAAAGTATCTAAGGGTACTACAGTTACCCGTGCTGAAGCTGAACGTGATTTAGCTCGTAGGCTTGCTGACTTCAACGCTGCTGCTGAACGTAAGGTAAGTACAGCTATCTGGTCTAACCTAGATGAGCCTACTCGTGCGGCCCTTACATCTATTGCTTACAACTACGGCAGTATACCTGATCGTCTGATGGAGGCTATTCAATCAACAGACAATGAGCTTATAGCTGCCGCTGTTGAGACACTAGCAGGTGATAACAGTGGTGTTAACCGTGATCGTCGTATGCAAGAAGCTGAAGTAATCCGTAGCGGTCAAGTAAAAGCTTACGTGGAGTAATCACATGGCTAAGAAAACTAAGAATAAGAAGGTAGCACCTAAGGGTTCACACTATATGCCTGACGGTTCTTTGATGAAGGACTCAGCTATGAAATACAACAGCAACAAGAAACAAACAAAGAAATAAGGGGAACATTTCTTATGCTCCCCCTTACTTAGTTAGTCTTGTTCTTCTTCTATACTAGCAATCAACATCTCGGCGTAGTGGATTACTTTACGTAAGTCTTCTACGCCGTTTTTCTGTTTGTACCTACAGGTATACTTGATGATGTTACCCTCACAGAATGCTAAGTTGTTAGCTAGGATAAACTCAATAGGTTGGATGTTCATGTCCTTGTAGTGACTGCCACCTACCTGCTGAGTCAATGGGTCATCCTCATCATCGCCCATGTAGTGGTCAAGACATTCATGGCACTCACCGTAGTCGTCTAGCCAGTGACCACACTCATTGCAGGTATCCTTAAAAGGATTGAACGGTTCAGTTCCCCATTTAGCCATGTCCTATAGTCCTTCTTCTAGGAATGCAATCACCCAAGCCTTACATATATCAGAACGTACAATGTCGTCAACTGTAAACTCAACGACAGGTATGCCCATGTTATACTTCTTAGCTAGGTGCATGATCTTACTTAAGCCTGACTGTTCTTTAATGTCAGACTGTCGTAGGTCACCATTGATAATGATCTTACAGTTATCACCGATACGAGTGAGTAGCATCTTAACCTCATGGATAGTAAGGTTCTGTGCCTCGTCTACAATTACAAAGGCATTACTGAAGCTACGGCCACGCATAGTAGACAGTGGTGCCATCTCAATGTTCTTATTCTTGACACCAGTCTCAACGACACCCTTACCAAGTTGGTGTTCCAAGACTTCAAATACTGGTAGAACCCAAGGGGCATACTTTTCCTCCAATGTTCCTGGCAGGTAGCCTAAGTCCTTACCTACCGATACGTTAGGTCTAGTTATGATGATCTTCTCAATCCTCTTTAAGGCATAAGCATTAGCTGCTGCTGTAGCTGCAATGTAAGTCTTGCCTGTACCTGATGGGCCTAAGACTATGACCTGCTGACTACTCTTCAACGCTTCAATGTAAGCCCCTTGTCTGTCGTTCATAGGCACAAGAGTGATGAGCTTGCTTGTGCTTTCAACTTCAGCACCCTTGTACTTAGTGGCACGTTTAGTACGCTTAATTGGTTCTTGTAGCACTGATAAGCTCCGCTTCTTTGTAAGGGATGTGAAAGAACTCTTCACCCTTCATGATGTTACGACCACGAGCAGTGGCTAGAGATTCAGGTGTAAGCTGTAATCCTTTAATGTACCAGCACTGTGACATATCATTACTGAATACGTAGAAGTTTACCTTACCGTCATACTTCTTAAGCAGTCGTGACTTACGTTCAGGTATACGTATCTCAGTCCAATCCTCAGGCCAATCACCTGTCCATGCACGTTTAACTTCAGCCTCATTATGGTATGTGATACCATCTTTAATTGAGACTACATCTGCGTAGAAGTTCTCCTTTACTTCTTGCACTTCATGCCCTGCCTTTTTAAGGATAGCTACTAATGCTTCCTTAGCTGGGTTGTCATGCTTGTCGTACAATGTTCTACTGAAGGGTTTACGTACAGCCATTAACTTTCCTTTACAATAAATGAGCAGTTTAATGTCAGTGCTCAGGACATAGTACTAAGTTAAGTCAACCATCTCACAAGAGTTACCACTACAGGCAAAGGTGCTAGTCCCTTTAGAGGTATCCTCAGTTTCAAACTCAGATAGCTTAGCCCAGTCAATACGGTCAGGCATTACAGATAGTAGTGTCTCGTAGTCATGCTTACTGCAATCTTGGTAAGGTGCTTGCTGATAAGTGTGGTCATCGTGTGGTAAAAATGACACACCTGATACCTCATCAAAGTTCTTGAACACCCAAGCTCCAACTTCTAACCACTCATGTTCACGTACTGTGATAGTAACAGATGGCTTATGCTCACACCAATGACGTTGGTATGTAAGCCACAACTCTAGCTGTTCGATAGCTGTCATGTCGTTACGTGTTACCGAACCTTCAGGTGACTTCTGAGGGAAGCTAAAGACTGTAGTGCTATCAGGCTTTCTTACATCTGGTTCAGAAGGGATACCCTGTGAGATCATAAACTGTGTCAGAGGGTCTTTGTTATCACAACGAACAGTACGAATATAATAGGCTGAATGCCTAGCGTGAATCCCAGAAGCGGAGTCAACCAGTTGTGAGACTGTACCCGAAGGTTTAACGCAGGTGATAGCAGTAGAAACAGGGATACCAAGCCGCTCAGCCCACTCAGCATTAGTAGCAACAGCGACATTACGTAACCTTTCTAGTGTAGCTTCTAGCCCTGCATTAGCATGGGTCAGTAGCTTGTTGTCCATGATACCTGTCAAGCTCACACCTAGCAGACGTTCTTCCTCTGTATTCTTCTGCCAGATCTTACGTAGGTAGGGGAAGTTAGTTAAGGTAGACTGTATAGTGCCAAGGATAGTAGCTAGTCTAACCTTTCTTTCAAGGTCATCAATGGTATCAGTAGCACGTACTACAATTTCACTGAGGTTGCAAAATTCGTATGGACGTAAAATTATCTCGCTGCACGGGTTGCACCCGAACTCAAACTCTGTGTTACGCCTACCATTCTTAGCTGCTTGCTTCTTAGCTGCTACACGGGAGAAGATACCACGTTCACCTGACTTAGACTTAACCAAAGAAGTCCACTCAGTTAGGAATGTTTCCATGTCAGGCTTCTCAGTGTAAGCAACTGAGTTGTTAGCTAAGGCACGTTGGCCTTGTCTCTTGATATTTTGTGCTGGATCATCCCACCATTCCCCTGACTTAGCATTACGCATACGGTCATCAGATAAGTTAGACAGAGAGATCATAGCACTGCGGCGTACACCACCGACAACTACTACCTCACCTATCTTACACATGATGTCATGTACTTCAATGCTTGAGAGCCTACGTCCTTCAGCATCTTTAAACTTATCAGTTACAAAGTTGAACAGATCAACCAATGGTGCTGGGCCTGATGCACGGCCACCAAAGACTTTAAGTTTAGCACCTGCAGGGCGTACCTTAGACACATCCCATGTAGGAATCTCACCTGAGTAGAGCATAGCAATCAGCTTACGTAGTCCTTTAGCCCAGCCTTCTTTGCTGTCGTGTACTACGATAATGTCTTCACTTTTGAATAGGGTAGGTACTTCAGGTAGCTTGCTGACGTACTGACTTTCAACGGAGAAGCCTACACCTGTGCCACATAGCAAGATATACATAGCCTCATCGAAGGACTTCATGTCGTCTACTGGTAGGTAGCTACAGTTGTAGCCAGCAGTGTTGTCACGATCCAAGGCTGGGCCAGCAGTCATTACACTACGCATAGATGGCATAACCTCTAGGTTAAGTATAGCTTCACGTAGTTCAAGAGCTATACCTACAGTGTCAATGTCTAGGTTACGTCTAACAACATTGTCCATGAAACGATCTACTGTTTCACCCCAGTTCTCACGGCGTTTATCCTCCTCAATCCAACGAGCATACCTTGAGGTAGCAATGAAAGATTGATAGTCAGTGGGTAGGTAGTTGTTAATCATTTGAGTGTTTCTCCAAGTCATCTTTACGGAAGATCAAGTCTGTAATTTCGTTTCGGTTAATGCCAATATCTTTTAGCTCACGGTCAGATAAGGAGTAAAGATATTTAATAGTAGCCCTATGCTTATGCCAAGTAGATACATAACGCAAGAACCTAACGACACAATTCTCAAAGATTATCTTACTAAGTTTATCAACGGTTATCACCTGATCCTCCTAACATCCCTCTTGCCTTACGGCTTTGCAATTTAATTAAATTCATCTCAGCTATCTCAGATAGATCGTAGCCTAAGTCATTAGCTAGTGCAGCTACGTACCACATGACATCACCAAGTTCCTTAGCTAACTCAATGTCGTCTAGTGTCCCATCACGTAGCCACTTCTTAATCTTCTCAGCTACTTCACCTGCCTCACCACATAAACCTAGTGCAGTATAGAGTATCTTATCTTTATAGATAGCAGTAGTCATTACCTTCTCTTGATACTCATCCAAGGATAGTGGTTCCTTATCTTGGAATCGTTCTATGTCCTCACCTGTAATCATTCTTCAATCCTCTTCCATTCTTCTAGCTCAGCATCTAAATTAAAGTAGTCCTTAGTATCAATGAGTCCCTCAAGTACTAACATCTTAATGACAAACTCTTCTGATATATCATTCTGTTCAAGGAGTAGCATCAGTCCATAGTTCTCGAACAGTGCTGTAATCTTACTCTCCAAGTCAAACATTTAACCTTACTCCTACTCTAGTACAAGGGTTAGTTTGGTTGCGAAGTATACACCATACTGGTGGTGTTTGTCAATGCCCAAGATCATAGGATACCTTACCCTCTTCAATGGTTAGAGGTTCAATAGACTTGCCAAAGTGTGCCTTGAAGGCCATAGCTGTCTTCATATCCTCGAAGTAAATCTCTTCGTCGAATAGATCACCATCACACTCAACGAGGCAGACACACAGGATCATGCCTTCCTCATCTTCTATTGGGCCGTTAAGAACTCTGTGTACTTTTGTCATTTCTCTTTAATCCATTCTATAGGTATAAGTTTATCAGCGTAAAGGAATCCATTCTTAATACACCAGTCAGCATAAGTAGTCTTGGAACCCTTGCTTATCTTAGCCCTAGAGTTACTGAAAACAAACCTGATGTCAAGCTCTTTGTGTTGTTTCTTGACGAGCAGATGTTTCTTTCTATCTGCTGCTACAAACCTACCCTTAGACTCAATGATGATATTGTTAGGTAGGATGAAGTCAGGGGTGTATGTCCTGACCTCATTGACTTCATACTTAATCTTCTCAGTCTCATACTTAACTGGAACCTTTAAGACTTTCAACTGGGTAGAGATAGTCTCCTCTAGACCTGAACGGTAGCCAGCTTTGATTGCTCTCTGCCTAGTTGTAAGAACCTTAGCCATTAAGCTTCTCATTCACCCGTGGCTCAGACACTACATTAACTAAGAACAGTGGGCCTGTCTCATACAGGAAGGTACGTACCTCAGGGTAGCAAGCCTTCTTGAACTCACAGTAGGAGCAAGCCATAGCAAGCTTCATGTTAGGGCTAGTCTTTGACTGAGGTACAGGTGGGATACGGTACTCAGGGATAGGCCCAGCTACTAATGCCCTAGCCTTATCCATCTCATTCTCTTTGTTAGCCATGTCATCTGTGAAGTCGTAGACATCTAAGCAGATGTTACCCAGTGTCTTATCAACAACCAGGAATGCACCCTTAGTCTTATGCTCTACTAAGTTATCATCCTTACCACCGTATACGTAGGAGCTAAGCTGGCTGATGTAACCAAAGGGGTCGTTGTCACGTAGGCTACCATCCTTAAACTTCTTAAAGGAAAAGGTAGAGGCTGACTTAACATCAACGGTAACACCATCAATGACAGCATCCCTACTACCCTTAATACCATGTACGTTTAGCCTAGACTGCATACCTGTGACAGTGTGACCTGCTGCCATAGCTAACGACAAAGTTAGTACCTCAATCATATCACCAAAGAAGAACTTCAAGGTAGCGCTAGCAGGTAGCTCCTCAGCTACATCACATCCATTCACCTTGTACCATAGCTTACGATCACAGTGTGTGCCTACTGAGGACAAAGACAGGTAGTTACGTGGACGTTGTACTTCCATGAACCTCGTCTTAGCAAGCTCAGCCATTGACTCAGAGAAGTAGTGAGTGATTGCATTGTCCCATCCACCCATACCTTTAAGAACATCTTGGATGTCCTCTACTAACGTGTCTATAGTTTTATTATTTGTCATGATATACAATAACCTTTCCAGTATTCCATGTCTTTGCATACTCCTCAGCCTTAGCTTTGTCAACAAAGACTAACGGCTCACTGTCGTAAGTGAAAGGGTTCTCAGCACTGGCATACATCCACTCACCAAGTTCTATTTCAAACATAACTCTATACTTAGGCATCACCCATATCCTCTGTTTCAAGACCCTTCTTGATAAGCTTTACGAAACCATACTCAAATATTTTATGGTATGTTTCTGCACTTAAGTCAAGTGTGAGTGTAGCTGTCCCGTCCTCATTGTCTGTTATAGTTTCTATTTTAATAAGATCATTCATCTTTCAACTCCTTGATATGTTTACGAAACCTTTTGTTGTAAGCACGTTTGATCTTCTTTAACTGACCACTCTTCCATAGTAAAAACTTACGAGCTTTAGTAAGTCCATCATACTCGTCACCACCCTTCATTGGTATTCGTTTAGTCATCAGCTAATCTCCACATAAATAATATCAGGGTATTAGTAACACTCATTTTAGGTTGATTAATAATACTATAATGTTAGTAGCCATCATAGTAATCTCAATGCTTGCCACGATACAGGGAATAACTCCCACATCTTATCACTGATCTTGTCGGCTACGATACGTGTCTCAAGTTGTGTGTCAGGCTTGCATCTTTCATTACACATCTTAGCCCATGCACCTACCGTACCTGACCACCACCATTCAGTCATAGTGAACTGAGGTAAGTAGCCACGTGCTTGCTCAGGACAAACACCAGCCTCTAACATTTCACGGTATGTCCTAAGAGAAGTGTAGTTTGCAAACTCTACTAAATCTTTACTGGGGTATACAACACCATCACTACCTTGTTTCTTATCCTTAGCCCTACCCCTGAATACATCAGGCACATATATCTCAGGATCATCATCAACGTAACGCCGTGACACTTCATTCCAAGGTAGGTACTCATGCTTAACTAAATGTCGTGCCACTACGATGGGTGCCTTAACAACAAAGGTTGCATAGGCATGATTAAAAGGTGAGGTGTGCTTGTGCTCAGCTAAGTAGCTAACTAACTTAGCATCCTTCTCTAAGAGTTCATCACTCCTCTTGTTAAAGCTAACACGAGCAGAGTTAACTGTTGCTAAATCTGTACCACCGTGGTGCTCATACGTTACTTCAATCATGCCCATACTTCCTCTACTTAAGCTGCTTCTATATCAGCATCTGGTTTCTCGTACACTACGTGCTCAACAATCTTAACTGAGACGAGAGAAGTACGAGCATACATCTTACCATCTTGACCCTTGAAGGTAGACACTAAGTTAGTAACCTCAGCTACTGATCCATTACCAATCATACCGTTGTCGTCAGTCCAAACCTTACCAGCAGCATCAGTAACTACTGGTGCACCACCAGCCTGAGCTACTACAGTACCATCCTTCTTAGTGACAGTGTGCTTACGTTCAAACTTAATGACTAGCTCACCGTCCATCAGACGTTTCTGTACTGGCTTCTTGGTAGTGCCAGCCTTCTGTAGCTTAGCAAACTCTTCCTTGCTAAGTACTTGAGACACAGTGTAGGCACCATCACACACAGCATAGGCACCTTGGTAGCCCTCCATGTCACGGTTACCCTCGAAGAGACGTGCCCATTCGATAGGGCCAGTAGTTTTAACTTCAGTATAAGCCATCTTTGTATTCCTTTTATGTTAGTGGGTGTCACCCCAAGTTCTGCCGATGTCGGTTGACCCAGCAAGTGGACACAGTATACTCAATTTCTTTCCCGTGTCAACAATAGATTGTCGTTGAATGCTACCTAATAATTCAGCATCATTCATACTACCCTCTACCTCAGTCTGCCACTCATCGTGAGGCCAAGTAACTAACTTATACTTGATGCCTAACTTGTTAGCAGCAGTAGCCCAAGTCAATGCTGAGTGCTTCATAACAACAGCCTCACCATTCTGTAGCATCCCAGCCAATGCCTTATGCTCAGATGGAACTGGAACCTTACGTCCATCTAATCCCTTGAACCATCCACGTTTAGCTATGTGAGGTACGACTTTCTTCTTCAAGTCAGACAGCCCTTGGATGGAGTTCATAAAATTATCTACAGCTTCACCTGCCTCACGTTGGTTAACCTTAAGGATCGTTGCCACCTTAGCGACACCAGCCCCTAGAAGGAAGGCATAGATGAAAGTCTTTGCCATGTCTCTAGTAACGTGAGATATACCCAAAGCTTTACGATTAAGATTATGAATATCAGTTTCATCTTCTTTCCTTCCACTTACAATAGCATGGATGTACTCCTCTGAGTTCATCAGGTGTGCCAGGATACGTAGCTGGATACCCTCAGCATCCGTACCTACTAGGTAGTTACCATCCTCTACAATCCATAGGCTTCTCATACGTCCATCATACTCAGACTTAACAATCTCTACTGCTGTCTTAGGTGTACCGTGGAAGGCAGCAGGTACGTTAGCTTGGTTAGGTGCTGAGTGTGCCATGCGTCCAGTCCATGCACCGATGTGTGTGAACCTACCGTGGATACGCCCATCATCCTTAACGTGACCTACCCATTCGGCTAGGCTTGAACGTCTACCCTCTAAGGTTAACCATTCAGCTAGGTTCTTAGCCCCTTCAGGTGCATCCTCAGGTAGAGTAGAGAGGTTGTCTTCGTTACACATCCACCCGTACCTAAGAAACTTTTCTCCACGAGGGTCTGTTTGCTTGTTGTCTTTCACGATCCCATTCCTTATGTCCCTTAGTCTTATCCACTGGTTGCCACCCTGCTTCCCATAGTCTGTCGATCCTATGCTGAGGTGACGATGGCCTAAAGGCTTCCCAATCGTAGCATATTAACTCATCATCTACTACGTAGCTAGTGACGTACTTGTTCTTAGCAGCAGTGACGTTAGAGTATAGCTCACCATTAGCCTTAGTCCTATACTTAATCCTATTAACTTCTACTAACTTAGGTGGGAAGTCCTGTTGAAAGCCACCCTCTAAGTCAGCCATTGATAGTTCAATCTCAGCTAACATATCAACTGCCTCAGCTAAGTCAAACTTAAAGCCATTGGTAGTCATCTGTTCACATAAGATCTGTATGTCATGCTCACACCTTAATGCTAACTGCCAGGATAGGTCATTGATAATGCTCTCAAATTTTCTGTAGAGTTTTACTGTGACCTTCACATCTTGTTGGCAGTAGTCAACCATCTCTTGTGAGTAGTTCGCAAAGTCTTTGAAGTCTCCCTTCCAACAGTTAAGTCTTACTCCCCACTCCTTAAGGCTATGCCCACCCTTGATGTTGTAGTCTACAAGGCGGCTAACAATAAGGGTATCAACAACAGAGCTAAGGTTAATGCAATCCTCTGCGACCAACCTGTTAATAACGGGTACATCAAAACCAATACCATTGTGGAAAACAAAGGTGTCAACTGTTCTGCAATACTCAATGAACCTCTCCTTCTCTTCTTGTATGTGTGACACATGGGTGAAGGTGTTCATCTCACCAGTGTCTAAGTCCTCAGTGCAGATCACCCATATCCTTTCAGGTGTTAGGCTCTCCGTTTCAATGTCCATTGCTACCCTACTCATCATCATTCCTATTTAAGATAGAGTTCCATATAATCTCAAGGACATTATAGGGCCAGATGATTGACACTAACAAGATTTTAAAGCCATTGTATCCATCAGTGTCTGTTAGCATGAGTACTGTGATGACGTGCCAGTAGTACAGGAAGAGACCTAAGAAGTAGAAACTTCCTGCTGCTGTAGCCATATAATTAATTTCAATCATCATCAGTAATTACCACCCTTCTCACTAAGTATAAATGTATCAGGGTCAAACGACAACTGACCTGCGTAGCCTGTCATACCTGTCGGTCTATTTTTTAACACTAATAGCTCAGTAGTATTCCTAGCATCGGTATCATCAGCCATCTTATCCCTCTTTAATTTAATAACAACTGATGCCCTCTTGCCTATCATACGGCTGTCACGGATAGCACCATCATCATTCTCATGTGCGATAGTAACTATACCTACATTAAGTTCTGCTGCAAGTCTAGCTAGTTTAGTAGATAGCTGCGACAAGAATTGTTCTGCACTCTCATCACCATGCCGTGAGTAGGCTAAGTCTTGGATAGGTTCAAAGAATATGTAGTGTACACCACAGGCTTGAGATAGGAAACGTATCTGCTCAAGGATAGAGCTTGGGTCATCGTCTACACCAATGGTAAACTGGTATAAGTTTTCCTTCTCAGTCATTAACTTGATAGCTTCATCGACCTCAGTCTGATTAGTTATCAAGTCCTTACGAGTGACGTTCTTATCTAGTAGGTATGAAGCTAAGCCTAGTAGACTTCTCTTCTTCACCTCTTCCATGTGACAGATAGCAATAGGTATGTCGTCATGCTTCATGAGTAAGTTAAACTCTAGGTATCTCATGAACTCAGTCTTACCGATACCCTCAGGTGCTTGGAACACAGTGAAGTGTCCCCTCATTAGGCCCAGGATTACATCGTCTAAGGCTTGGATACCAGTGGATACGTAGCTGCTATCATCCTCATCATGTATGATAGAAAGGAACTGTTCAGTAGTATTAAAGATGTTCTCAGGTATATACTTCTGTGCATTCCACCATGCGTTAGAGTAATCCTTAGCTGCACCAGCCTGAAGGAACTCATTGGCATCCTTGTATTTGTCGTGAGGTACATTGTACACACGGTTAGGAAAGATGTTAGCTAACTTCTGTGCGACACCGTCTGACTTACCATCACTGTCGAAGGAGAGGTAGATCTTCTCGAAGCTACCCAACCAGTCCTTACACTTCTCGAATAGCTTACCCGATGGTGTAGCTGATGGCAGTGATACGACAGGATACTTTGAACCTAACATCTGATAGGCTGACAGTGCATCAAGTTCACCCTCAGTTATGGTCACTGCCTTAGCACAACCAGCATTAAACTTATCCATACCAAAGAGTTCATCACCTTTGAATCCATTCTCAGCACGGAAAGATTTAGGTAGTGTCCTTACCTTCTTACCACCAGCAGGGTAGATGTAGTCCTGCTTAACTGGCTCACCATTATTATCTACATAGGTAGTCACGTTATAGAAGGACATCACATCCTTGTTGATGTCACGGTAACCTCTAATGACTGGTGTCAGTAGGTTATCAACGACAGATAACTTAGTAGAGGTAGAGGTAGGAGATGTAGAGTTAACAACTAACTTCTCCTCATTCATTGAGGAGGATGTAGGGTACTTCTCATTAGCCCAAGGTAGCATCTTATCCTTTGATGGATACTTCCTGCTACATGAGTGACACTTACCGTATCCCTCTGTGTTGTAGGAGAAGGCATCAGTTGAGTAGCATCCCTCATATGGGCATGGTTGGTGTGGTAGTTCAGCCATTTGTAACATCCTTTCTTTTAGTTAATGTGTACATTGGAGGGTGGCAGGACAAGCCTGAGTATACAAAGGTTTTACTTTCTGTCAAGCATTATCTTTACTAACATAAAAAGAATAGGGAACCATACAAACATGGATAGCATAGCCCCCAGTATCAGTAGAGAATTAAAAGTCTGGCTCATAGAGATACCCCTTTGCAATGTGTTCCTCAAGGTAACGTAGTTCAAACTGTAGCTGGTCAGCCTTAGCTTCTTCTTCAAGCCACTCAGCCTCCTCTATAGCAGCCCTCAGGTGGCCTCTCCTACTACTGGCTAGGGTAACCCTATTCAAGTTGGCAACACCCGTCCTAGCCCTCTCTATGGAAGCCTTAAGGTCATCCCCTTCAAGTTCATACCCCATTGGTTCTTCATACATAGCCATAATCTATTCTTCCTTCTCTATATAAAATGTATGGTTGCCCCATTGACCAACCTCTTTTAATTTATCTGCCCAGTAGGGCCTACTGTCAAGTGTGTGGTAGTGAGTAGCTGCTGAGCATATACCACAGCCATTGAGTAGCATATCGTAGGCAATTATCTGTGCCCTAAGGTAAGCCTCTACATTCTTAGGCTTATCTGGCTTGCCATCATGTGTCCAAGAGAAAGCTTTCTTGCTATATACTACGTCACATATCTCATTGGGAAACTTGTCACTATAGACACGGTTCATTGTAACCTCAGCGACCAATAGTTGACCGTCATAGTCTTGGTTACGTGCCTCCCAGTATACGTTTAAGGCTAGGCAAGTAGCTGCTGCCGTCGTTAGTATCATTGTTTGTTAGCCTCATATACTGCACGGGCAAAGCCACGTGGGGTTGCTGATCTAATGTTCTTGGTCTTCATACTCTTGCCACCTAGCTTGAGGTGCTGCCTAGCATAGCCATCCTCCACTGTGACAGGTCTAAAGGATGGCATCACAAAGCCATTGCCTGTCCATAGGCAAGTCTTCTTAGGGTAGGCATCACGTGCAGCTATGTATTGAGGCCACTCAGGATGCTCAGCCTGACACAGTGGTATATACCCACCATATAGGTAAGGATGGAAGGAGTAGTCAGGCTTACGCCACTTGGTTGCTAGCACAGAGACAGGGTTTTCCACATAGTATGGCACCCCTAAGTCATCAAACAATTCACCACACCACATAGCATAGGACACAGCCTTGCTTTGAAAGTCAGGGTCACGGCCAGCCTTTGACTTAAAGTGTGCTGCCCCACTCACTGCCATATCTGTGCATACTGGGAAGGCCATAGCAAACGACACCCTTTGATCTTTAAAGCCATCATACATAGCACAGATAGTTTCATAGGAGTGCAGGTCAGCGTGTAGATATTGGATAGATCCACCACCCTTAAAGCTTTCAATCAGTTGGTCGTCATGTTGAATGTCATAGGCGTAGCACTCATAGCCTGCCTCAGCCCACGGTTTAAGTGCTTCACCTGTGAAGTCATAAAGACTTATTACTATTCCCTTGCTTGTCATGCATCTACCCCTTCTAATTCTTTCATGCTCAGTAGCAGGTCGGGCAAGCTGTCAAAGCAAGCCACACTCCTGTTGTCCTTAGTCGCTAGGTATCCCTCTGCCCAGTCAAACGACAACACCCACCCTTGCCACAATACCTTGCGTCCATTGCATATCATAGCCATAGTCTTTTCTATTTGTCCTAAGGTCATCATTGCTTCACCCCTAATTTAAAGAATACCTGACAAGCTTTATCAAACCCGTGACTGTCTACGCCCCTGCTAAACTCCCCCTTAGTTATGTTATTCCCTTTAGTGTTAGTCATCTTTGTTAACCTCTCCTCTCCTGCTACCTTATCAGTCACCCAAAGGTATCCCCCTAGCCATTCGGCTATGTAGCTAGTGCTTTCCCATAGATCCGGAAGCTCCGTCTTATATTCTTTTAACATATCTATTCCCCTCTAATTACTTTAAAATATTCTAGGTTCTTATCTTTCTTCATGCTCTTGATATACTCAAGCAACAATACACTTTCTTCCCCTATAGATGCCGACCATCTTTCTATTGGTTCATCTTTAAATTTTAGGTAGACCTTTAACATACTCATTTGAAATACTCCCCCCATGTTTCAGCTATTAAAGCTGCAGCACATATGATTAAGAAAAAGATTGTAACGTAAAAGATTATTTCCATTAGTCTACCCCATGTATTCTACGCCATGCCACCCATGTAGCAGCTTGCATTTGATAGGCTGTCATTCCGTGTTTCTTGCCTGCCTTGCTATAAGCTGCCTGCAATTCAAGGCGAAGCTTCTTGCCTATGCTTGGCACCTCCTGCATGGTACGTCTGTCAGCGTTAGCAATGCACCATGCATGGCCATCAATCACACAAACATCAGCACCCATGATGCACAAGAAAAAGTCTGTTATCTTTGGGCCTCTCAATATGAATGCTGTATCATTAGCATCATGTGGCATAGATTGTAGGATTGACCAAGCTTTATCTCTCATTGTCTTATATGTGCATGGTGTGCATTCTTCCAAGTATCCACCATCAACAAATGTTTTACACATGTAATGTGCATCAACTAAATTTCTATTCCATTTATTTGTAGGGGATAATGCCGCAACTACACCAACAACAATGTGCAAGGGTAATTGATGACAATCAGCCATGCTTTGGCATTCTTGCAATGCATTTGTGTACCATGTTTTGCCGTGCTGCAATTCATTGGGCGTTACTTGTTCAAAGACTTTCAAGATATTCTTTACATAATGCTTTGTCATTGCCCTATGCTCCTACCATTGTTGCATCTGCTAATTGATTGTATTTCTTACCCTGTCTTACTTCACCTAAGATAAGCTTATACACCCATGCGCTACTAATTGCATAGGTAAACATTGCATCTGATTTAGTAATAACTTTAATGGGTGCCCCTCCGTCTACACCTTGAGGGGATAGGACGATAGAATATCTAGGCCCGCCATTGGGTGTATTGGTCAAGCGCTTCATGTCCAGTATTTGATATTTGTTATATGTCATAGTATCTTTCCCCCTATTAATTGAACTTAGTTGAACGAATAATCATAGCGGCATAGTCGGGGCGATTAGATTGTACCCAACCGTTATTGCAACGCAAGCAAAGCTTTTCAGTTACATCATTATAGCTGACATAGTAAAAGCCAGTCACCTTGCACAATTCCTTAATGTCTTTCCAGGTTGTCTTTGTCATATCATTTAATCCTTGTTTAATTGTTTCTCTTAATCTCGATATATACAAGGTTTTAAAAGTGTCAAGGGGGAAAAGAATAATAAAATGTCATTAGCATACTTAATAGAACGACAACTATAGACTGATAGACAGACCCTATTAAAAAGTATGGGGTTGGGTGTACATACCATACGTAAGTATGTATTGGTATCAATACGTTAGTATAAAGGATGGGTGGAGTAGGTGTATTTGACTTGCAATGTGTTATATTATAACATATGTAATAAATATGTCACAGTAGTGGTATCCTGGCCACAATGTTGCAGGAATATCACAATGTGTTACCTAGAAGACACACTTAGGGGCATAGAGGGGGTTAGGGGGTAAGCCCTATTCATGAAATACGACTAAAGATTTTCTATATAAAATTTACTACCCTACAAAAATAAAGAAACCCTCCACCAGAATTAACTGGGGAGGGTCAACTTGTCGAGGGCCAACTTCAAGTATGTTACTTTAAGTATGTTACTTTAAGTAACTTACTTTAAGTAAGGGTACTATAGACGAAGTAAACTCCTACTCCTATAATATTCTAATGTAGAAGGAGTTGTCTACCCTTTAAGTAACTTACTTTAAGTAAGGGGAATACTATTAGGGCCCCTCTCGGAGGGGTAATGAAATTATACATGGTTTTGTCGTACTTGTCAAGCCCCCTACTAATAATACATGGGGTTGACAGATAAAATAAGGTGTGGTATAATTGCAACATTGCCTTAATTATATAAATGCCTTTAGTAGCTAGTAGGCTACTCTTGCTAAGAAAGAACTAATGAATCTCATGATGTTCTCTATAGATCAATTAAAAGCTAGTAACGGTAAGACTATGAGTAAGAGGCTCTTCTATGAGCTTTGTTACACTGATCCCTCTCAGGCTCTCTTTACATTGAAGGAGAGAGACTTAGTAGTTAGGGGTAAGACTATGTTGTCGTTACAGCAGCTATACCTTAGCTTAGTACCTAACGACCCAACTGAGTATGAGTTTGCTATGACTCTCTTTGGTTCATGGGAGATATGGCAAGACTTTAATAAGTCACCAGTACTCAAGCCTTACATTGCTCGTTGGCGTAAAGAGGCTGAGATTAAAGTTAAGAGTGAGGCTATTAAGTCTATAGCTGAGGAGATGAGGAGTGGTGGTCGTTCCTCCTTCGGGGCAGCTAAGCTTCTCCTTGAACGTGGTTGGTTAGATAAAGAGGCTGCTTCTCAGGCTAAGCGTAAGCTTCAAGAGAAGGAAGATGAAGAGTTAGACAAAGAAGCTCGTACTCTTCTCAGTGAGGATGCTGAACGTTTAGGGATTAGGGTAAACTAGCAAATGAGTAAGAAGCCTAACATAACTAATATTGCTTCAGGTTATGCAAGCAACACACAGCTTAATGCTAACTTCCAGGCATTACAGAATGCTTTTGATAATACTCTGTCGTTAGATGGCAGTACTCCTAATGCTATGCAAGCTGACTTTGATTTGAATGGCAATGATCTACTTAACGTACAGTCTATCTATGTTAATGGTGTTAACATCTTAAATGTTTTAGATAATGTAACTGTAAGCACAGCTTCACCTTCTGGTGGTAACAATGGTGATATTTGGTTTAAAGTATCTAGCTAATTAAGAATTAAAACTAATAAGGGAATTAAACAATGGCTGCTCTATCAGATTATGCTGAGAAGCTTGTACTTGATTGGCTAATGACTACAGGGTCTGCCACTCGTCCTACAACTTGGTACATAGCTCTATACACTGGTGCTCCCTCTGATTCAGGTGGTGGTACTGAGGTATCAGGTAATGGTTACGCAAGGCAATCAGTTGCATTCGATGCAGCTTCATCCCCTGGGGGCACTACAGCTAATTCAGCAGATGTGTCGTTCACTGCTAGTGGTGGTTCCTTTGGTACTGTAACTCACTTGGGTATCTTTGATGCTTCAACAAGTGGTAACCTTATCTGGCATGGCTCGTTGACAGCTTCTAAAGCTATTGACGATGGTGACACACTTACATTTACAGCGGGTAACATTGACCTGACTATGGCCTAAGGCATAGCATCATGGCCGATGGGTTCCGTATATCTGAGTCTGGTGATACAAGAATCTCTGAGGCAGATGACCTTAGGATTACTGAACAGATATTCTTTGCCTCAGCTTCTCTAAGCAACTCATCTGGCTACTACCGTGTAGATGAACTAGATAACTCTCGTGTATCTGAGGATGGAGTAGCTAGGGTATCTGAAGACTTTGATTCTGTAGCCGTTACCTTTACGGGTGAGATTACTAAGTACAGTGCAGTTTCTCTACAGGCATCAAGTAGTTTAGATAACTTAGCTGACGTTTATCAAAAAGGCTCTACTTCTCTAACAGCTACTGGTACTTCTTCTTTCTTAGCAGTAGCTGAAGTATATACCTCAAGTTCGCTTACCTCAGAGGGTACTACTACTCTAGTAGGTAAAAGAATAAGAGGAGTAGACAGTTCTTTATCTTCAAGCTCAACTATTGAAACATCCTTTAACTTTATCTTTGGTGGGTTGTTTAGAGCAGACCCAGACTTTGAATACGGAAGAGCTACAGAAGAAGGTGATGTAAGAGTAACAGAAGCTAACGATGTAAGGATTGTCGTTAACATTGCACCTAATGGTGCTGCTAGTTCTATGGTTGCAAGTGTAACTTACATTGTCTTTAGTTCTACAGCCTATGTTAAGTACGAAGGTGAATGGAAAGAGTTTACACCTACAGTAAAACAAAGTGGTGAGTGGGACGACCCAATAGCCATCTACAAGAAAATTGACAGTATAAACTGGAAGAGAGCATACTAACAATGGCAAATATTAAAATCTCAGATATGACTGCTGCGGGTGCTGCTTCTGGTACCCAAGAGTTTGAAGTTAATGATAGTGGTGCAACAAGGAAGATAACGGGTAACCAGCTATCTGCTTACGTCAGGGGTACAGTTACTTTAGCTGACTTAAGCATTACAGCTACTACTGCTGAATTAAACTATGTCGATGGTGTTACCAGTGCAATACAAACACAATTAAATAGTAAGTTCTCAACGGCTGGTGGTGCCCTAACTGGCTCAGCACAAGGATCAACT